TGTAGGTTAAATCACCATCTGATTCTAATCCTATGTTACCACCGTCTACATCACCACCTGATGTAAATATAATAGCGTTGTCTTCGTTTGTGCTTTCGTTGTCACTGATGGTAACTGTTGTTGCTACGGCTGCTGTAGTTGCGTTTGCTACTGTTACTCCTGCTATTACAGTGTTAAGTGCTGTACCGTTGACTGTGATGGCATCAGCTTCTAGTGTCCCATCAATATCTGCATCACCTGATATGTCTAATTCAGTAGCTGTAAGTTTAGCTGTTTGTAAATCTTCAAAGCTAGAGCCTAACTTTAATTCAAACTGTGGTCCTGTAGTGTTGTAGGTAAATGTTGCATCATCACCACTGCCACCTTCTATTGTTATACCTGCACCGTTTATGACAGCAGATGTGCTGTTGCCACTGTCTAGTACGATATTATGGTCGTTTAGATTTACAGTGGTTGAGTTTACCGTGGTTGTTGTTCCTGATACAGTTAAGTCACCTGTAACAGTCAAATTATCTGCTACAGTTACTTCAGATGTGCTGTGACCTAATGTTATAGCCGTTCCTGATACACCTGTACCTATTGCTATGGACTCACTGCTGTTACCTGTGTCTACAACAAAGTAATTATCAGAGCCTTGCTTGATTGTAAACGCTGTGCCTGAGTTATCAGAAACAGCTATATTTATATCTGTTGCATCAGCACTTATAGAGTCAACAGCAATATCACCTACGTTGGTTATGTTGTTATCGTTAAAAGAGGTAGCACCAAGAGATACTGTGCCTGTGGCTGTTAGGTTGCTAGAACCTACATCTATGTTGCCAAAACCTGATGATATAGCACCACTGTTTAATGTGCCTACAGTTGCGAGAGATGAAGCAGATGTTACACTGTTTAGTGTATCTAAGGCTGACTCAAAGTATGTTTCAAAGTCTGTAAGGGCAACCTGAACCATCGTGCCGTTATCATTAACGACAACTCTGTCAGCGTCTGCCAATGTTGTTGATGTAGCAGAAGTACCTCCATCGACAATGTTTAGTTCAGCTGCTGTTGAATCAACTGCTGCCAACTTTGTAAAGTCAGCTTGTACTAATCCTGATACACCATCAAGTAAGTTTAACTCTGTTGCTGTGGCTGTTACGTTTGTGCCACCTATGTCTAGCGTAGTTACAGATATTTCACCTGCAACGGTAACAATGCCGTTTGCTACTGTGATTAAGTCAGTGTCATCTGTATGTCCTATTGTAGAACCGTTGATAACAACATCATCTATATCAAGTGAGCCACCTGTTATAAGACCTGTTGTTGTTATAGTAGATGAGCCTGTATCTATATTACCAAAGCCAGAGGTAATGCTACCACTGTTTAACGCACCTACTGTGGTTACATTTGATAATGTATCTAATGCTGATTCAAAGTAAGTCTCAAAGTCCGTGAGAGCTACCTGCTTCATAGTTCCTGCATCGTTGACCACTACTCTGTCAGCATCTGCTAGTGTAGTAGAGGTAGCAGAAGTGCCACCGTCCATTATGTTTAATTCTGCTGTTGTGACAGTGAGTCCATCTAGTATCTCTAGCTCTGTTTCATTTATATCAGCACTACCTATTACAATATTACCTGTAACAGTAAGATTGCCACCCACTCCTAAGTTACCTGAGATGTCAGCATTACCATTGATGTCAATAGTTGTTGCAGCTATCTGTACTTCTGTGTCAGCTACAATGTCAAGCTGTCCATCTGTGCTAGAGTTAAGATATATGGCTGTATCACGGAACTGTAGCTTTTCTGTAGACGCTACAAGTATATCATCACTAAACTCAAAGTAGTCTTCGTCTTCCATCCACTTGAGTACACCGTCTGATGTCTCACCATCAAAGGTTACAGTAATGTCTGTACCTGCAGTGCCATCTCCTAATGTAAGAGATGTACCAAGCATCTTAGTTATAGGACCACCTTCGGCTGTAGTACCGTCATGTGTGTGTCCTGTTGATGCGGCAAAGGCTGCTAATAACTGATTAAATTCATCATTAGTGTGGGCAGCCGTGATAACATCACCGTCACTGTATGTAGACTGTCGTGTGTATGTTGCTCCCATTTATCTTCTAGCTCCTGTTTGATATTCCATCTGAAATCCCCTAAGTGCGTAAGGGGCTGTTGTACCATTGTCATCAACTCGTACAGCTACTGTAAATCCTGAACCTTCTACTGATTGTCTAAGCAGTGGTTCTGACTGTCCACCATATGTAGCCGTTCCATAAACACCTGAACCATATATAGCCACAATGTCACTTGCTGTGAGTGAGTAGGCTGCAGGTCGTGGACTATTTGGGTCTTCATAGTCATAGCGTAGAAACATATCAGCACTAATAGTTGATTCAGGTTTGTAACTTACAAGAACACGGTGCATATGTTTACGTATCCCTGCATCACCAAAACTTAAATCAGGACTTCTGTACTTACCTGCTATTGCTGTACCATCAAAGTCATTGCCTGATTCTTGCTGATATATATACCCACCTTCACCACCGTGTATAACTATTGTGCTTGTTGCTGTTGTCACGGTATCTGTAGAAGTTGGTCGTATACCTTTTAGCTGTGCAAACTCAAACTGCTGTCCTCTTAAAGATGTAAGCACTCCCTCTGTTGCTGATTGTGCTACACCTGATTTCGTAAAGAATATTCTATACTGTGTCTTGTTAGGAACAACAAGTGACCTAAAGCCACTAGCGTCTGCAATGTTATTGTTAAATACAGTTTGAATAGGAGAACTAATTGTACCAAGTTCAACGTCACCAATTCTTGCTGTACCTGCTATTGTTCTTAAACCGTCTGGTGCAAGGAATATTAAATCTCCTGCAAATTCCTGTATTGTTTGTCCGTTTAAACACCCAATGTTTCTTGTGATGTCTGTTATAGTAAAGTTAGAAACAGAAGACCCTGCTAGTTTAAATATTCTACTCTCACAAAAGACAAATAAATTATCACGGAAAACCTTTAGTCCTGTTATTGTATCGTCAACAGCTATTGACCCTGAACCTACAGCAGAAAGGTCATCTTCATCAAATGGCTTACTAAAGACCATTTCTTGTGGAGTGCTTGACATTCCTGCATAGAACATATGATCTCTAAAAGATGCTACAAACTTTGCTCCTGCAACAGCACTGTTACTTACATCTGTGGCTGCAAACGATGTATTAAATACTGTTGGTGCGTTGTTGCCGTCTGCTACAATTAACTTATCATTGTTGTCAAAGTTAAATCGCTCAAAAGTATATACACCTGCACTTGTTCTGCCACTATCTCTTTCTGTCCAAGACCCACTTCCTGCTGTGGCTGTAAATATTTTTTCTCCTCTTGCTGCAACTATTGTTCCGTTAAAAATACAGGAGAGTAATACTTCTTCTGTGGATGCACTTGTTTGAGGTACTACATTTGAATTATACTTAGCAAATCCATTTATTCGTCTGTAGCCACCATTAATATCAGGCTCAAAGTTTACAAGCTCAAGTGCTTCTCCGGGTTGCATAGCAAACGTAGATTTATTTAAGACTAATCCTCCCTGCAGTGGAAATGTTGCAGGAGTTGTTTGTGATAAATCAGGCATACTAAGATACTCTTGGGTTTAAGTCTAATACGTTTGTAGGTGTTCTTGGTATATATGTAGAACGTAAATACTCAAATTTGTTTACTAATAGTGTTTGCATATTTTTGATACCTTGCTCAAATCGTGCAAAGTTAAGCTGATACTGTGCTGTTTCTCCTCTGTACTGATATACAAAAGCTGTAGCTCCATCCACTATTATTGCATCAAATCGTGTAGGTATACTTGTTGTGTCTGTTTCTGCTGATAGGTCTGTGGGAAAAGTGTAGTAATCAAACTTTACAGAATAAGACTTAGTAGGAAAAGGGTAGAAAAGATAATTGTTGTCTGGAGATCTAACCACATATCTAGGAATCCCTCCTTCATCAAATTGTGCAACTTGTGTCGCGTTAGAGTGGGCTGAAGCTGTTGTGCCACCTGCTCCTCGTGTAGCACCTGTAAAGGTTGTTGACGTAGTGCCTGTATAGGTTATCTCTTCATTACCTATGTGGATTGTACCTGCACTATCAAAGCCTGTTGTACTAGCTACAGTAACTGTTGTTGCTGAGTCTGATAATGAACCATCTAATGTTGTTGTTGAGATGGTATCTTCTTGGGTAATATAATTATTTATATAATCATTGTACTGTAGTATGCCTAACTTATATCCACTATTTCCTAAGTCTTCATCCTTTACTAATCTAAATGTATTATAATCTACATGTTTAGTTGATGTTGGCAAACTGTATCTAACTATACCTGCTGTAAGTGTTTTTGTTTCTGTTGCATGATTAAAAGGATAAGCAAACTCTTTTTGATTAATGTACCGTATAGCTTCATTTACGGCATTTTTAGCTTGAGTTTGTATACCCCTAGCGTTAGCAAAAGTACCTGTTGTTAGCTGTACTTCATTTAATCTTGCAAGTGTACTGTTAATTAATGTTATATACGTACCAGACATTAGTATCCTTTCTTAGGATTGTTTGGTCATATCTAGTATGATGTTATATGTTTCCGTGTTAGCATGTCCAACAGTTGTAAACATGATGTCACCTGTTTTGCCTGAACCTGCATTGTTTTGTAATCCACCAAAATGTGAAAAGTCATAATACCCTTCAGTATCTAATAGTTTGTATGCTTCCACATCTGTAGTAGCATCCCAAAGTATTTGTACTTTCATTCCGTCATTTACAAAATATATTCTGTCTATTGTTACACCTGTGCATGTAGCACCTTTTTCACCT